AAAATGCCCGCATTTCCATATCGGCCGCGTATGGGTGCACGCGCGGCCGGCGGCCGGTTATGTCATTGCGACAAGCCCGGCCCGGTTTGAGGTTGGTGGGTGGATATGGCTATTTCATAGTTTCGGTTTTCGTTTACCTTTTTTTTGCTCGGCCCAGGGCAGGCACTGCCCTTTCGATCGGCCAGGCGATCGAAAGGCAGGGATCCCGAGCTTGTGGCGCCGGGCTACCACCGAGCCCCGCGGCCTGCCGAGCAAGGTGCCTATCTCACCGTCGGGCGCGGTACCTAGTGCAGCGTCCTCGGTAGGGGTCCAAAGTTTTTTTGCGCACCACTCGCCGCGACTAATACGAGCCAAAGCCACCACCCGAAGTTTCTCCTTGGTCTCGTGGCTTGTTCGGGGGCGACCAACCGGAGTCGGCGAGCCCTTTGTCGCACTGTTCGAGGACCCACCCGACAAGCGTTTTCCCCTCGAGGCGTGAGGCGCCGATGTACTGTCCTTTGCGCCACCTGGGGAGCCGTATGACGATAATTGATTGCGGTTCTTCTTCATTTTCTTGCGTGTTCATAATAGCACTAAAGCGGGACCGGCTGCCCGGCCCCGCTGGTTAGGTGTTGTTTCCAGGCAAATTAAAGCCGGATCACATATTTAGTTTCATGCTTTCGGACTCAACCCATTGAGCGAGACCCTCCGCAACATCATCCGCATCCACGCGGGAAACACAACCTGCGTCCACAAGGGTTTGGTTTACCGACAAAACGGCAGCGGACATGTCTAGTGTTTCCTCATGGATAGCTTCCCCCAGTGCGAGGTCATGCTGCCATTCGTCCCGCATAACACTGACCGCAGCGGCGCGAAGAAGGGAAATTGGAATCCCTGCATTGCATTTTTCAAAATTAGCAATTTGTTCGATTTCGTATGTCATTTTTTTGGTTGGTTGGTTGGTTGTTTATTGGACATACGACTTCCATGCGCCGCCTGAAAAATCGCCAGGCTCATATGCGTGACTATCGTCGCGGTCTGGGTGGAGCAATTCCATCGCACGGCTTATGAGAGCGCACCGGCGTGAGAACTGGGCGGAGTAGTAGTCTCTTGGAATAGACTCCCTGTTAGCCTTGCAGGAGTGGTCGTAATAGGAGTATCTCCACTGCCCCCCAAACCTGTACAATTCCGATATTTCTGAGGCTGCTTGTTTACAGGCTTTTGTTTTAGTTATGATGTTCTTCTGCATGATTTCGATTTTCTATTTGTTGGGGTTGGGTTCATTTAAAATCCTGCCATTTCGGGAACTTCGGACCAATTTGGGATTAGACCAAACCTGGTTCTAGCTCGGAAGGCAAAAGCCTCCAACGCTGCCGCGACCAGAGCTTCATTTGCGGTGCGGTACTCGGAGAGAAAGGCGCCGGTGCCGGCGCATATTACCGAATAAGAGAAGCGGGGGGAGCGCCCAAAAGCCACCCCGACGAACTCGGGGTATATCTCGACCACCCCGTCAAGGGAGACGAACGGGGCACTGTCCCAGTTTTTCTCAATCTTGAATTCCATTGGGAGTTCATCCGCCTGCGCGTCCAATCGGCAGGTTTCCTGCTGTTGGGCGAGGTTTTTTGCGCGTGGCGAAACGCCATCTTTGGCAAGGCATTTAAGAACATTACGACTCATGTCGTTGCCGGGTTCGTAGCGGCAACGGCTTGGCTGAATGTCGCTTGAATCCCAGATAGTGCATGGTTCGCCACAGATGACGGCAGCGTGGAGGGCTGCGCGTTGCTCCTCTCTATCGACGCATTCGGGCTCGCACCCGTCGAATCGGATAAAGCAGGATACTGTTTTTTTGCTATATTTATTAAGTCTCATATTTTCAGTTGGTTTGGATGATTAGATATTAGAGGTTGCTTTTGCGATGGCACTTTCAAGAGTGCCCCAGGCGCGCCCGATCGTTGGGTTTCCATGTTCGAGCGGGTATTCGGATTTGATGGCAGCCAGTGCCACCATGCAGGCTTCGAGCAGCTCAGGCGCGGCGGCGATCAAGCGGGCGTTTGCTTCATCCTCCACTTCATTCCATCCGCGCGTGATTTGAGCTATGGAATAGAGCGTGGTTCCGCCTATTTCCAAGCGTGTCCGCCCGTTGTCGGAGAAAATGCTTCCTTCTCCGTTTCCTGCCCCTACATGCCAGGGGCCTTGCGTGTGTGTGTGTGTCATTTTCATTTTTCTACTTGTTTTATAGATTCCGGGTTCCTCCCGGTCGGGTCGCCATTTGCTGGTGACGGGTTCAAGATAAAGTATTTTTCCTAGTTGGCAACATTTATTTTCACATGATCCGAAAATTTATTTCTTCGGTTCAAAAAAGCGCAGCGGGGGTTTTCGTCCAAAAAAGCGCAGCGGGGGTTTTAACTCAAAAAAGCGCAGCGGGGGCAGGAATACATAAGCCATAGTCACGGGGTGGAAATTGGATTTTTGTGGCACCGGCCGGAAATCGGCATTTTTCATCACGCGGCCGGAAATCGGCCAAACCGACCGACCAGGCCAAAAGCGCCCGATTTCCACCCCGACCACGGATCCACCCGGCCGCGGATCCACACGGACCACGGATCCACACGGACCACGGATCCACACGGACCACGGATCCACCCAGGCCACGGATCCACCCAGGCCACGGATCCACACGGACCACGGATCCACCCAGGCCACGGATCCACACGGACCACGGATCCACACGGACCATGGAAAAAAACCCCGCACGCATGGCGCGCGCGGGGTGGGTTTTCTTTTCATTACTCGCCGAAAATTAGGGGCGCCGATGCAGCGGCCCGCGTTTCGTGATCGGGTGGTCCTAATGTCCACCGGGCGCCGATTAGGTGGCCGGCGATAAGGAAAACACCGGCAGCGCCGGCGATGCATGCAATGACAAGCGCCGTTTCGATTTTCTCATACATCGGCGCCCGCCCTTTCCATGACATGCTCAGGTGATACATCAGCGAGGTTTTCACGGGTGGATTTTTCCAAATCATCCGGCGAGGCGCCGGCCGCCATGCACTCGGCTATTAAGGGGAAAGGTTCGCCGAGCATGTCCAACACTTCCGCGTTTCGCCACGCGTAGACGGTCGCGGGGTTGATTAATGCAAGGAAACATTCCACCCTGTGCAACAATGACGAAAACGGTGTACCCATGCCAACACGGCCGCGGTCCCATGGATCCGGCAGCCCTAATATTTCCAGGTGGATATAAAGCCCGGCGCTCGGGTGGTCCAATGTAACCCATGTTTCAAGATCACGGGTGGACATGTCGCGCGGGTCCTTTTTTCCGTAATAAACAGGGCGCCCGTCGCTGAGCCGGCCGGCCAGGGTGGGGCTCGGTTTCATCGGGAAACCGTCCTTTCCATGGCGGCGCTGATCGCGCGACTCTTTTTTGAGCCGTGCGGATTAATCCAAACCGAAGGTTGACGCCCCTTGGAAAGCCCGGCGCAAAGCTTGCATTGCGCGCATGTTAATCCCTTTGCGTCACTTAGACATTCGATCGCATCGGCCGGCTTATCCGGCGAAACGTGAAACGTTCGGAAGCCGATCGCATTCGCAAGCTTCCGGGAATCTTCCGTTTCTGTCGATGCCATAAAATAGGCAGCGTAGGCGTGAGCCATCGGATTTTCTCGCCAATCGTGAAAATATCCCGTCCAACCCTTTGAAGCTTCCGCGATCGCTTTAACTTTGGAAATAGGTAGCAAGGTTGGATTGCCGTACGCGCCAAACCTAACTTTGCGCCCGGCGAATATGCGGGAATATTCAAACGGATTCAACTCAGGGTAGATCCCGCGATTCAATCCGCGCCAAACAGCAAGGGGCGCTTGCCCCACATTAACATAGCAGCCATTGCCGGAAGCGAACGGACAGCCCCGGCAAATCGTTTTCACATCGATGCCACGCGCGACAGCCTCAACCGGATGCATGTCCTCGAGGACAAACCAAATTTGAACCATGTCCCCTGTTTTCCGATTGTCGGTTTTCAATGTCGCAACGGCAGCGAATCGCTGACCGTTTACTGTACCCCGGTGGATAACGTACCCACCCGGTTTTTTGTTTGTCTTGCGATGAGCTGCAGCGATAGCGCCGGCCCAGGTTGTGGTGTCTTGAATCACGTAGTTTGTATTTTCTAACGTTTCCCGGTGTCCCACCGGGCAGGGCGTCGCGGCGTGCGACTAGGCAAAAAATAGCAAGGGCGCGAAGCTTTGCAACAATTAATTTCAATAAATTAAACCGGGCGCGCGGATCCACCCCGCGGCCGGATCCGCGGCCGGCGAGGCATGCCGGCGATGACCACCCCGCCACCCCGCCACCCCGCCACCCCGCGGCCGGCATGTCGCACGGTTCCGGGTGGCTGCCGGTTCATTCAAGCGCTGCCAGGCGAGCGCCGGCAGGCAATGCCAGGCGATGCCGGCGAGCCCAAGAAATCTATTGACCGGCGCCCCTATGCGGCGCGGCTCGGGGGACCCACCTTGTAAAAATGTGCATATTTTGTTTTCAACCTTGCACGGTTGATCAGTTGACGCGGTTGGCTAGGCATGCCGCCAAGCCCCGAGAATGCTAAGAAGATACTGGAAATGGACTTCGCCCAGATCGAAAAGAAGGCCAAGTCAGGAAAGAAGCTAACAAGAGGCGAGCGCGCCCTGCTTCAGTCGATGAGCCAAGGTGGAGATGAGTCAGCCGATTCAAGGCATGAGGCATCGAGCTGGCTTGAGTTGGCGGAAATTCTGGGTGTGACTACCGAAACGATTCGGCAGTGGAGAAAAATCCCGGATTGCCCGAAGGAGTCATCGAACAGGACGCACGATGTGATCGCATGGAGGCAATTCGTGAAGGCGCGCGGACTTCGCGGGAATACCGGCGAATTGGAATTCAACGAAACCCAGCTTCGCGGCAGGAAATTGTTGGCGGAGGTCGAGGAACGGGAGCTTCGGGTGGCGGTGAAGAGGGGATTTTATGTCACTATGGAGGCGGTTAGGGAGAGATGGACCTACCATGTCGCTCAATCACATGCTGTTTTCCGCAACAAGTTAGAGAATGAGCTTCCGCCGTTATTGGTTGGGCTCGATGCGGTAGACATACGAAAGGAAATGGTAAAGGTCGTGGATGAAATCACGGCCACATTAAGGCGCGGAGATTACCCGAAAGAGAAAGATCCTGATGATTCAAGCACCACCAACGACACCCCAAGAAAAGGCAGAGCTGGACGAAAAGTTCCTGCACGGGTGGCCTAATCAAGATCGCCGGCCGCCATGGCAGTGGTGCGAGGAATATGTGGAGTCGATTCCGTATTCGCCAGTTCCCGGTGGGTTCAAATCTGGCAACTCGCCATGGATTCGTGAGCCATTGGAGGCGCTGGCCGATCCGTCGGTATCGCTGGTGTCGATTATTGCTGCGATTCAGGCAGGCAAAACCATGACGGCAGAGCTTGGTTCGTGCTGGATTGCGTCCAATGCGCCCGGACCGATGCTCTGGCTCGACCAGACCGATGCCGACGCCAAGGACCAGATGGAAAACCGTCTGCAAGTGCTATGGAAACAATGCGGTCCAGTTCGGGAGATTTTGCCGCGCCATCAAGGCGCAGAGCGTCACAAGCTGAAAAGAAATTCGGTTTCTTTCCTCAACGGCATGACCGGCTGGGTGCTCGGCGCTCACTCAAAGACCAATCTCCAACGCCGTTCGATCCGCTGGTTGATCGGCGATGAGACCTGGCGCTGGCCATCCGGTCACATGGCCGAGGCCGAGGCGCGGGTCACCGCCTTCGGGTGGCTGGGCAAAAGATTCTTCGTATCGCAGGCCGGCGAGACCGATGACGACACCGATCGGAAATTCAAATCGACCGACCAGCGCGAGTGGTGTTGGCGCTGCCCAAGTTGCGGGACGACGCAGCCTTGGAGGTGGGAAAACATCGAGTGGAGCAAGGACGCCAAACTTGATGATGGTGGGTGGGATTTTGAAAGGGTACGCGAGACCACCGAAATGTTCTGCGAGTGCGGGAAGAGATTCCCGGACGCCGACCGATCACGCCGTGAGCTGAACGACCCTCGTAACGGCGCGCGTTATGTCGTGCAAAATCCCGGAGCGGCGAAATCGAATGTTGGTTTTCACTGGAACGGTTTATGCGCTGGATCATGGGGCAACCTCGCCGAGATTTACCTCCGGGCAAAGGCGTCAGCAAGGTACGGCGACATCGATCAGTTGAAAATCTTCTGGCAGAAGCGACTAGCTCTCCCATTCACGGAATACACCGAGGATTTCTCGATCAAGCCGACTGATAGCGGGTATGCAAGAGGCGAATTGCTCTGGGGTAAGGAAGGCGCGATCATCGCTGGCAAGATCCGCCTGCCCGATGAGGACGATGAGCCTCCGGTGCGGCTGCGCGTGATGACGGTGGATGTTCAAATGGATCACTTTTGGTGGTTGATCACCCAATGGAGCCCCGATGGATCCAGTCGCCGGATCGACTGGGGCACAGCTCACACCTGGGAAGAGTTGCAGGAAAAGCAGGAAAAATACGGCGTTTCGTCCTCATTGGTTGGCGTCGATGCCGGATTCAACAGCTACGAGGTCTATCAGCGATGCGCCGAGCATGGATGGGTGGCGCTGATGGGTGACCGCAAGGCGACATGGACTCACCGACTCAAGCAACGCCTCGGCGTCGGCGTCCGGGTTAAGTCATTGGAGAGATTTTATTCGCCCAAGAGGTCTATCCATGTCGCCGCCGGTAAGACCGCTCAGATGTTTTATTGGAGTAACCTCAACATTAAGGACGCGATGGCTAGGATTCGGCGCAATCAAGATC